CCTGGAACATCAGAGCGCCCTATCAACTGATCTGGACGCCGGAAATGCGCCCCCAGTGCAGCCAGGGGCAGACGCGGGTGGTGATCCGGCTGACGGGTGCGCCGGCTGACTCGGTGACGATTGCCGGGACGCTGTATTTCTCCGAGGAAGGATGATTATTGCGACATACTGGCGTGCTTCTTCAGCAGAATACGGCTGATGTGGGTCTGAGACAGGCCAAGCATTATAGCGATGAGGAAGGGCTGACCTAGATGGCCCATGTCTTCCGCCGTCCCTTTGACTACGCCCTGCTGGCACGCAGGCGTGGGTTTGTGCCGTCGAAGGTGGCGGCTGGCGGCGCTGAGGCTGCTGCCGGTGTTGTAACCGGCCTCTCGTCTGTTTCTGGCACGCTCACGGCGACGGTTCCGGTAGCCGCACTATCGGCCGGCGTCTCAACGGCCAGCGGCGCGGTACGGGCAACCGTTCCGGTTGCTGCAGCTTCTGCGGGGGCGTCAACGGTCACCGGCGCTATCAGGGTTGCTGCTGGCATCGCAGGGGCAGCAGCCGGCACGAGCGCTGTATCTGGCACGCTAAGCTCTACGGTCCCGATCAGCGCCGCGAGTGCTGGAGTATCGACCGCGAGCGGTACGGTTCTGGCAACGACGCCGATCAGTGCAGCAAGCGCTGGGGCGTCAACGGTTGGCGGAACTGCTAGTGCTACCGTCCCGATCAGCGCTGCATCGGCCGGCGTCAGCACGCTGTCGGGCACGCTCGCAGGGCAGGGGCAAGAGCTCGCGGCGGGCACAACCGCCGGCCAGTCCGCAGTCAGTGGCACGCTGTCGTCTACCGTTCCCATTGCTGCAGCGACCGCCGGCGCCTCGACGGTGGCGGGCAGTCTGGCATCAGCCGGCCAGGAAGCGGTAGCGGGCGCCACTGCGGGCGTATCGACCGTCAGCGGCTCTCTCAGCGCGGCTGTGGCCGTTTCTGCCTCTGTCGCAGGGACATCAACCGCAGCAGCAAGCATCGTTATTGCGGCAGCGGTAGCCGGAGCATCGGCTGGCACATCGACATTGACAGCGGCGCTTTCGGCAAGCGTGGCAATGGCCGCATCGGCGGCTGGTCAGTCGGCAGTCTACGGCGCGCTGACTGGTGGCGAGGACGTGTTGCCTGCGATCAGGGCAACGGCCTCAGACGCGCTGTACGGGGCTGTGGTGGCCGCTGACAGGGCACTGGTTGGGGCAGCAGCATCAGACTCGGAGGGGTAATGGCAGCGTACCCAAGAGGACAGACGGTCGCACTAACGTTCAGCTTTACGGATGTGGCCGGCGCGGCTGCGAACCCGACTACCGTGACGTGCACCGTCGAGGAGCCAGACGGCACGGAAACCGAGTACACGAACGCATCAACGCCGGCCATCACGAACCCGGCCACGGGCAGTTATCAACTCGTGCTGGCGCCTGACCAGTCCGGGATGCACTGGTATCGGGCAGAGGGGACGACCGGTACCACGGTAGCAGTGGTGGAAGGACAATTTAGCGTGCTGACATCGGTGTTTGCCTAGATGAGCGAGCGCAAACTGGTCAGCGTGGTGACCGGGACGTACAACCGACATGACCTGCTGCTGGAGGCCATCGAGAACGTGCGGCAGCAGACGTACCGGCCGCTGGAGCACGTGATCGTGGCGGATGGGCCGGACGACGACCTTGAGGCGTTGCTAGAGGAGAACATAGAAACCTACGTCAGCACCGTAGCAGAGCGCGTAGAGGGAGGGGATCCGGACTATTTCGTGGAGATCCGTTTCCAACAACTCGGCTTCCATTCGTCATCACTGTTCACCGACTCGATATCGGCGGCGCCGTTCATGGTCGCGCAACTCTTGGCAAGAGGCGAGTATCAGATGTGGCTCGCTGACGACGAACGCATGTTGGTGCCAGACCACATCGAACAGCTCGTAGACCTGATCGAGCAGTACGATGCCGACTTTGCGTATCCGAAAGTCGAGATGACGTGGCCGGACTCTGACCGTAAGGTGGTGATCGGTCAGAACCCTCCGCGTAATGGTCAAGTCACACATATGTGCTATCGACGGGACGCACTTGATAAAGGCGCGCTGTTCCGCACTCATGTTGGCTCTGGCACGGACTGGGATGCGTTTGCCCGGCTGATGGCGAGCGGCTGCCGCTGGGTGTTCAATCCTCAGGTGACCTTTACGCATCAGGTAGACAAGTGATCCAAGAAGACACGACGAAGTTTGTCGATGGCAAGTGCCAGCGCTGCGGCTGGCGGACGCACACGCTGTCCGATGGCGGCCAGTATTGCGATGGCTGCGCCCGTAGAGTCACGAACCCTCAATGAGGCGGGCCATCGTGCTGCTGCTGCTGTTCTGGGGTGTTGGGTGGGCGTACCGCCGATGGTGGATCGTTGATACGAGGAGCCGAATCGGCCACGAGGTGAGGTACTGGTGATGGCTGAGAAGATGCACGGCCCGTCCATGCTGGCCCTCATTGACGAGGTGAATGGACCAAATTTGTGGAGAGTCCTTTCTCCCATCACCGCATTGGAGCGGGCCGGCTACCCGGCCGGCTGGGACTTCAAGTCTGCCAGCATGCTCGGCCTGATCGCGCCGCACGTTGACGGGTATCTGCTGCCGCGTATCTCCTGGCCGGCGACGCATCGGAGGGAAGCCGAAGCGTGGTTTGACAGCATCAGGAAGAGCGGCAAGTTCGCGGTCTACGACATGGATGACGACATCTTGACTTCGCAGGAGACGCACAGGCGCATCGACCTCAACTGGACCGACGGCAAGTCGTTTGAACAGCTCGAAGGCGAGCGGTATCAGCGTATCTGGGCCATGCAGCAGTGCGACGGGGTGACCGTCACCACGCAGCGGCTCGCTACCATTGCGCGGAGCTACACCACCAAGCCGGTCATCGTCGTACCAAACAGCATCGACATTCCGTGGTTTCGGAGGATCGTGCAGCAGACCAAGCGACAGATACCCGGCCTCACTATCGGCTGGGCCGGCGGCCGGCGCCATGACCGCGACGTTGAGGAGATGGCGATAGCGTGGGGCAGGATCGCTAAGCGGTACCCCGATGTCCGTTTCGTGGTGCAGGGGCACCAACCGCCGGTCATCCTTGAGCATGTCCCGTTCGACCGCATCACGCGGCTGCCGTGGATGAAGGCCGAGACGTACCCGCAGGGGATAGCTCAGGTCGATATCGGCTGCTGCGCGGTTGCTGATACGCCGTTCAACCGTGCGAAGAGTCCAATCAAGGCAATGGAACACGCGGTCGCTGGCGCGGCTGTGGTGGCCTCCCCGACGCTGTACAGTAGGATCATCGAGGACTGTCGGTCTGGTTACATTGCCTACTCTGTAGACGGGTGGGAGGCGTGCCTGTCGAGGCTAATCGAACGTCCTGCAGAGCGAAGCATGATGGCGCGGCGGCTGCTCAGGACCGTTGAGCGGAAGCACTCGCTGGCCGGCAACCTGCACCGATGGCCCGATGCCTGGGAGAACATCCGAGAGGCAGCGCAGCGGGGGCTGATCGTCGCATGACACCACTTGAAGCGGCGCGGAAAATCCAGCGGATGACGCGGGCAGTCCACGATAGGTCGCTGTGCTTATTCTGCATGGACCCAGACAGGGATTGTGCCTGGAAGAAGGTGCCGCAGATCGTCCGGGTGCTGGAGACAGCCGAGTCCGTGCTATGGGCGGCTGACGACGAGGCCGGCCTCAGGCTGTCCGATGTATTCCCGCGCGACTTCATCATAGCGCTTGAGGACCTGGAGATTGCGCTCAGTGACGAGGCGAAGGACTAACCACCGTGGCAACGTCATGGCGTGAGCCGGCGCCGCCTCAGACCGACCGCCCTCCGAAGTGTTGGCGCTGTGGCCGGGCGCTCGGGGAGTACGCCACACGTCCGTGGTCGATCAAGTGCAAACGTTGCAACGCGGAAAACAAGTCCGGCCCATCGTGATATGATGGGCATGGAATTACCGCCGCGCCGCAGTGAACGGCCGGCGGCACGAGCCACTAGGAGGATAGTCCCGTGACTGATGACCAGTTTACCAGTATGGCACTCCCCGTTGATGCCATCACCATTCCAGAGCGACGACGTGAGGACTACGGCGACATCGCCGGCCTCGCGGCCAGCATCGAGAAGTACGGTCTGCTGCATCCCATCGTCTTGGATGATGAGGCCACGCTGGTAGCAGGTGGACGACGACTCGAAGCCGTCAAGTCGTTAGGCTGGGATACGGTGCCCGTTCGCGCATTCGGTGAACTGACCGAGGCCGAGCGCCACGAGATCGAATTGGAGGAGAACCTACAGCGCAAAGACCTGACGCCGTATGAGCGAAGTAAAACGCTCGTCAAGTTAGTAGAGACGGCACGGCAGGTTCTGGCGGAAACCTGTTCCGAATCGGAACAGGTTTCCAAGCCAACGCGCGGACCGCCGCGTGCTGAAGGAACACGACGCGGCAGGTTTGCCGATGGCCGGACCGACAACAGCCTCAGATGATGACGGTGCACCGATCTGGGTAGCGCGCCAACTCTGGCCGGAGGAGGACTACGACCTCAACATCCAGACGCATCTCGACATCCGGAATGAGAATCACTTGGTTGCAACGAAACTTGCAGACGAGAAGTTCGCCCGACATGGCGGGGTTCGGTTTCCTATCCCTGACTTGCCGTGATACCAGCCATAGCGTAGACTGATACCACCAACCGAATAGAACCACCAGCGGCCCCCTCTGCATCGCGGCCCTCAATGCAGAAAGGGGGCTGTTTCTATGCTCACCCGTAAGAGCATCCCGTTTGAGCTAAAAGAGTTGACTCCCGTTGCCAATGGCGGATGGGAGATCGCCGGATACGCATCCACCTTCGGCGGTGAGCCAGACAGCTACGGAGACGTGATCGCCGCTGGCGCCTTCGCTAAGTCCATCGAGGCCCGGCCGACCAAGTTCTTCTACGAGCACCATACGCCTATCGGCAAACAACTGGAACTCCGCGAGGACGCGCACGGCCTCTGGGGCCGCTGGTCAATCACCGATACGACGGCCGGCACCGATGCCTACAAGCTAGCCAGGGATGGCGTGCTAGACAGCCTGTCTATCGGCTACCGCACGGTATCCGACGAGTTCCGCTCGGATGGCATCCGGGTGCTGCACGAGGTTGACCTGTACGAGGTGTCAGCCGTCGCCGTGCCGGCCAACGAAAACGCCCGAATCACCGATGTCAAGTCGTTTGACCAACACAGTTCGGACGTGCAGGTTGCCGTTCGTGAGTGGCTGGAGCGCGTGAAGTCCGGAGCGGACCTCCGCGCGAAGGACGGCCGCGACATCTCAGACGCACGCAAGGCCCACATGGCAGCCGTGAGCGGGTCGCTC